TGCCATAATGCTTGAAAAATTTAGGGTTAATAAAAAATGTGAACTATTCTGATGGTGCAAGCACCGTTTCAGACTTGTTAGGGTTCCTCCGGACTTTCGGGTGTTTCCGGAGTCTCAGGAGTTTCAGGATTCTCTGGGGTCTCTGGATTTTCAGGAGTATCAGGAGTCTCAGGATTTTCCGGTGTCTCAGGGTTCTCAGGCGTTTCGGCGTTTTGGTTCTGATTGTCATCACCACCTTCATCGTCGTCATCGCCCGTATCAGGAGCATTACCATCAGGGAAGAAGATATCCTCAATATCCTGTTCGGTCAGTCCGATGTTATTCATTTCGTCAAGACCAGCCAGGACATCCTCAGAGAGATCTTCGCGCTTGATGGTGCCATCCTGAATAGAGTCGCTATTCACGGTGTCCTTTGGAATGGGTACTCCTGGCGTAATGTCAGAACCACCACCACCACCGCTACTCTTGATGGGCTCCACTTCACATGTTACTGGACGCGCATCACAACGTAGGCGATACTGCTGACCACTGGCAGAGCCAGTCAGAGAAAACTCGTTCTTGGTACCAATGGTGAAGGAACGCAGTTTGCGCCAAACATCGTTCTCGTCCGCACGGGTATCTACATGAACCAAATTCAGGGCCTCACGGTCGAAGGCCATACTCACTTTGCTGTCACCTTCGAACACCGTCGAGACAAAGCTGGGATAATCGTAAGAGAAATCAAGACTTGTCATATCTTTCCGTTTTAAAATTTCTGCAAGCAAAGTTAGCAAATGACTTCTTCGACTACGTGACAAACCGATTATAGGGGTACGGAAATAATTAGCCAGGAATAGGCAGACACATACCCGACATGGCCGTAAGATGATAGCGGCAACCAATATAAAGCGAGTCGAAAGCATCGGTGCCGTCGGTACGGTATTCCAGTCGTACTGCATCGTCAGCATCCTCACTCAGTTTCTCACCACTCTTACGCTTGCGGAAACCCTTATAGCCGATTTCCACCTCTGCTGTCTGCATAGCCACTATCAGCGCCTCGTTATTCTCTCGGTTGATACGGATAGCGGGATAACTCACGCCAGCCAGCGACTCATTGATATCGGCATACTTTTTTTCGTGGCCCAACGGCGAGCCCATATCCACAGGTCGTACATTCCAACCATAACGGGTCAATTCATTAATCACCACATCCTTAAAATCCTCCATGCCCTCGATGGCATAGCCCTTGAACTTTGCCGTCGCATCGTAGAAATACACCACCTCCTTACACTTCGACATCTTAGGCTTATAGTAGTGGTTCCAGTCAGCCATCAGCTCACGCAATTTGCGCTCATGTTTGACATACATAGAGGAAAGCACATTGAGGCATTCCTGATTGTCGCGCTTATAGAGTTGGCCCGTAACGACCCAGTTGATATTGGCATTGTAGTCCATGCTGATATACAGAGGGGCAGCATCCACTACATCACCATCGAGCGTACAATCCTTAATGGTCTGGAGGTCGCCAAAGTTAGGAGTCTCGTATTCCTCCTGTTCCATCGTACCACCAACGATGCCAGTCGCCATGCGCTTGGTAAACGAGTTGTCGATAGCCGGACAGTCATCAGGAATATAACCGTGAATGTTTTCAATATCGAGGTTTGAATAAAAGCCGTCGTTGCTCTTAGCCACCTTCTTATTCAGAATAGATATGGCAAAGACGACTGGCGGCAGGTCACGCGCCATGCGAGCTATGTACGACTCGCCAACAATATCAAGGTTGTCGAGGGTAGAGACACGCCAAAAGGCAAAGGCATTGCACTGTAACTCACGGATCTTCTTAGCATACGACTTCGACTGATAAATCATCTGCATGTCAAAGTCCTGTTCTGGGGTAATGAGATACTTATGACAGAAAATCAATTCCGCTTCTTCAGGCGTGATGAGTTTGTAGTTTACGGCCATATCGAGCATCGCTTTGTTAATGCGCTTGCCGTAGTTAGGAAGAATCTTAAACGGCCCTTCGTGGTTCATCATGGCTTTTGCCTTGGTGCGGATTGCCTCGATATCCTCCGGACGCTGTACGATAGGCACACACTTATCTTTCTCGGCTGCATCCATCAGATCGTTGTAGTAGATGACACGCTCGGCATACGCCTGCAATTCCTCCTGGATTTCACGATAGGTCTTATCCACCAACGGGCCTGTGTCAGGATGTGCGTCGAGCTTATCCTCCTCCTTTTCAAGCCAGTTGCCCTTGCTGGTCAATGAGGCATCAGAGGCAAAGAAGGTGCTCTTGAACATCGGGTTATCCTCGGTGTAGCCCAGGTTGCCGTAGGGGTCAACAATACCCGACAGGGCAGGCATTACCTCACCATCGAGTTTCGATTTCGACATGAACTTACACTCATCAGCCACAATGGAATTGGCTGTAATAGAGTTGGCAGATCCAGTGACGGCGAGTGAAATGAGTTGCCAAAGTGTACCATTGGCAAACCAGATGCAGTTATCCCAGGTCTTTGGCTTAATGATCGGTGACTTCACCCAACGAGGCGGTTTGCCCCATCCGAAATGACGGCCCTCCTTCAGTCCAAAGAAACGCTCAATAGCTGCTATCGTACCTGGCACGGTACGGGTGTAGAGCTGCTTGCGCGAGTTACCAAGCCAGATGTTCGTAGCACGGGGCATGGACTTTGACACCCGATAGATGCGAGGGCCCAACGTGCCATCAGTCTTACCGAAACGACGGGCACCAAGTAAGCGTCCGTCGCGCACGTTCATTAAATATATAAGGTATTGCTTATAATTTAAATAGACCTTCCTCATGGCAATGGATCTTCGTCAAACACATCCTTTTCAGGTTCTTTGTCGCCCTCTTCGTCGGGCATTTCCCAAGTGCCGTCGCTGTTCTGAATCATGTCAATCACCTGTTTGTCGGTCAGACCATAGCGACGGGCCAGTTTCTTGCGCTCTTCGTCGGTGTAGTTCACACGGTCACGTTTCACGACAGAAACATCATGCGTCAGCACAATATCCGAGTCAGGCATCTGCTCCTCCGCATCATCCTTTTCCTTGAAGCCGTTGTAGAGATCCATCTTCAGGTCTGCACCGGACTTTACGCTACGCGGGTCGCCCATTTTCATGCCCTCGCGAATAAGCCAGTCGGAGGCATCCTGTACCTTTGCACGTTCGATGTTATCCATCGGCACCTCAAAGCGTCCGATGATATGATTGAAGAGTGCGAGGTCATTGCTAATCTCGGTCGGTGTACGCGGAATGCCAGGGCGCACATTCATGGCATCGACATACTCCTGGGCCTTTGCGTCACCTTCGGCAGCACGACGGAGTAGGATAGGGTACTCACGGGCCGCAATGTTACGGAGCACATCAGAGGCACGTAGCTGCTTATCCTGGAGCCATCGCTGATAGACCTCATAGGCGAGCATGGCACGGAAACGCTGGTCGGGCGACATCACCATCTTTTCGATGCTAATGCCACCTAACAGCCAACGTTCGACCTTATCAAAGTATTTCTCTGATGGCTTCGACATTACGCAATACCTTTTGCAATATGCTTACGTTTGCGCTTATTATACTTATCCTTACCTGTGCGCATCAGGTACTCGCCATATTCCTTGGGCGACATGCCGTAGTTACCGGCGATACGCAGACCACCGCCACCAGGGATGGTAGGATTCTGAAGATATTGCTGCACCGTCTGACCAGGATTGGCACGCTGTGCCTGCTGGCCCTGCTGATTGAGGTAACGCTGCGGAGCCTGTTGTGTGACTTGCTGGCCTTTGACCTGCTGCATAGACTGTTCAGCCAACTGCTGACCCGATGGTGATGATACCAAACCCAGAGCACCGGCAGCCATAGCGCCGAGTACTGTCATTACTTTACTCTTCTTCATTTTTCTTTGATTTTTTGTTATTAATAGTATAATTTTCCGCATCCTTACGGGCTGCTTCCAAAACGGGATAGTAGTGCTTTGCCTCTTCCTCACCAGCCAGTTCCACCAACTGCTGATAACGCTCCTCCATCGTCTTTACACGGCGAGGGGTGTTGAGCTTATCCTTACGGGTGAGATACTTAATGAGGTCGGCGATTTCCTTCTTCTTCTTTTCCTCGGCCTCACGGATCTTTGCCTGCTCAGGGTCGTTACGCTTGATATCGTCGATAACCTGCTGTTTGATGATAGCCTTCTGCTGGTCATCAAACTTATCCCAATACACGCGGAGCTTGGTGCGCCATTCCTGCGGGTCGGCCTTCGCTGCCTGGATCTTCGCGATATAGGTGGTATCTTCCTTCAGACGTACATAGACATGAGCCAGTTCGCTATCCACATGTTCGTAGATACTCTCGTACTGCTGCTTATACGTCACGGCATCCTCAGAATATGGTGCCACCTCTTCCTCCGGCTTACC